AAAATTAAAGACTTTGACGGAACTACGTATACGCAATCTGTTACTGGATATTTGACCCTAACTATTGACGTTCCTAGACAAAATACTAATAAAGACTGGGGATTAATTAGTAGAGGTCCGGGAGGATATAAGTGGCAGACTGTAAAGGTACCTAGCGTTATCTTTACAAAGCGTGTGCCAAAGACTGCCGTCCCTACCGGAGTTTTTGATGGGGCCGCGGACGTTGAAAAGTTTGTATCAGACGTCTGTAATAAACGGTTTGTTGGAATTAAGGCTAGGTATCGTTATTGGGACGCAAAAGCTAAAAAAGCTATTACTACCCTTCCACAACAAACACTTGCCAATAAGCAAGTTCAATACTACATCGCTGGAATTTCAGAAGCAGATGTCAAGGCGCACCCTACAGCAGATTACGATGATCACTTAAACGCTGGAAGAGTAAAGACCAACATTTGGCAATCAGCTGGTTGGGATTGGGTATCTACAGGAAAAGCGTACGTTGAGCCAAGTACCAAAGCTACTATTACTGCTCAGTCATATAGAAACGAAGCAATTGCTTATCGCAAAAAACTAGAGAGTACTGACTGCAGCAAAGCTGCTGGAATAACTCCTGCAACTACGCCGCCTCCAGCCCCTAATACGACCACTACAGCTACACTAAAGTCAGCTGAAACATTTAATCCGCCACCACACATCATGACTCGTCATTTTTCCCCAATAGCTTGGGGAGGAACAGACTCATATGATGATGGCAATTCCTACAATCAACTGGGAATGTTTTATCAAGATCCTGACTTAGTATCCAACACCGCAAAGGTTTACGACACCAAGGTACAAAAATTTTGGGGATTTAGATTTATATTTAACCCTACTTTTTATAACTATCAAATGTCTCAAACTAACAACGTTGACTGGGGAAGAAAGAACGAGAATAACGCAGTCTTGATTACTGGTGGTGGCACTATCTCTTTGCGTCTTGTACTAGACCGTGTTGCGGATATGAACACCGTTCGTAGATGGGTTATGGATGGAAGAGCGGCCACTATTGGTGCACCTAACTACCCTATCAATTTAACTCCAGAGCAGTGTGAAGGACTACTACGACGTGGAACTGAATACGATATGGAGTACATGTTCCGCGTGTTTAACGGTAACCCTGAAAAAGCACCTCTACTAGGAAACCCAGTCGGTAACCTAGAGATGGCTACCGCTAACCTGGGCTTTGTTACTTCACTACCGTTTATCTTTAAGTTAAACGATCAACTAAGATATAAAGTAATTCTTTCTAGTCTTACGGTACAACACGACTTATTTACTAAAGAGATGATTCCTATCAGAAGTTTGGTAGACCTTACTCTTGAGCGTATTCCAGACTTCTACTATGACAAGTCTAAGTACCTTAGCATTGACTCTAAGACTAAACTTATTCAGACGCTACCAGCGTCTACTACAGCGAGTGGTTCTTCTAGCACCCCTAGAAGAGTTCCTCCTAGAGGGGCAGTAGGTATTGAGTAATGGCCGTATTTAGATCTTCTCGTTATTACACCGGAGATGCTCAGCAAATAAAAAATAAAACTACCGGGCTGTTTAACTGGACCGTATACAGAGACTTTCCTGGGGCAACTCAGATTAGTTATATTGACTATACGTGGGTAGACGGAGACCGCATTGATTATTTAGCTGATGTGTTCCTTGGTAATGGAACCCTTTGGTGGAGAATAATGGACATAAACCCTACTATTCAGGATCCCTTCTCTATCAAAGAGGGAACCGTAATACGAATTCCTAGGAGCTAGCCGTGGCAACTTTAAGTAAAAACTTACGAGCTAATCTACCTATTGAACGTCCACACAGTAGGTCCGTTTCTTTTACAAAAAGCCCTGACTTTGCACTTACCCTAGTAAGCGCAAAATTAACTCAGGAGTTGGATGCTCACGAAGTGTTAACTCTACGTTTTGCTGGAAGAGTAAACAGTGGTGAAGGCACCGTTGTTTCTGGGGATCCGGTTGAGTTTAAATGGACCAGTGGAATAAATGAAAATACCTTTATTGGATATGTGCACAGCATTAAGCCTACTACAATTGAGGATAATGAAACAGAAATTTATTGCGTATCGCCGTCATACTTGTTAAAAAATACAGATCAAAAGATATACAAAAACATTACGGCAGATGCTGTTGTGTCTAAAATTGCTTCTAAGTACGGCTTAAAAGCAGTAACTCAACGACACCCAAGAGTGTTCTCAGCAGTAACGCAGGCTGGACAAAGTGATTGGCAGCTTCTGCGTACTTTGGCTAATCAAACGGGGTTTGCTTTAAAGACTGAAAAAACAACCGTATACTTTATGTCTAAAGATAAACTGTCTTCATCTAGCAAAGCTTCAGCTCCGTACTTTTATAGTGAAAATATAAAGCCTTTGTCTAGGGTGGCATCTCAGTTTGGAACTATCTACAGCTTTAAGCCCATGATTTCTGATGAAGCTCCAGACATGCTGGGCGCAACTGTAGATCGTGTGGTCACAGGCATCCATCAAGTAACCAATGCTCCTATAAGCACTACTCACAGCTCTAAACCTGGTTCTAAACAAACCCTAGGTGTTGTTGTTCCAAGTAAAGCCTATTTAGATGGAGAGATCTGATGGCCGCAACCCATTCCTCTTCAACAAATAAGGCAACTTTTATACGACACCTGCCTTTTGAGAGCGCTACCAGTTTAGCTGACGCTAAGTATATTGCTACAGATAGAGCGGAAACTTACAGATATAAATACCGCGGAGTTGCGGTACTTGCAGGGGATGCTGGAGTAAAAGTAGGACAGCTAATCTATTTAGATGGGTTAGAACAAGGAATGTCTGGGTATTGGACAGTACTTCGAGTAGATCATTTGTTTGGAAGCGGTAACGCCTCCTATCAGTTAGAAGTACTCGTAGGTACCGATAAACTAGGGGATGTGTCAAGCAATGTTGGTACAGATACAGAAGTTAGAGACTTTGCAGCAGAGCTAGCTGAACAGTCTTTGGATCCTGCCGAATCTGCTCTAGCCGATTACTCTTTTGGTGTAAACGCTGGGTCTGTAGAGTCGTCAGTATCTTACGCTCCATCAAGCAAGGTGGTTGCCCCAGCATATGCCCCGGCAGCACCTACAGCTTACGAACCAGATATCTACAAAAATGAAGTACCTAACTTTGCAAGTGTTAAACGTACTACAACATGGGCGGCAAAATAATGGCGATACCTCACGATACAGAGTACATGCTCGATCCTCAAGGAAGACCCAGATTCTTTGGGCTATATGAGGGCACAGTGGTTGATATAAACGACCCACTAAAGAAAAATAGAATAAAGCTTTCGGTTACAGTTACCGGAAAAGAAACCAGCAACTGGGCTAGAGCTTTGTTGCCTATTACCGCTAACTCAAACCACCCAGACCATCAAGAGCACCTTGCTGCAGATATTGCTGCTCTGCTTACAACTACCTCTACAACCGTAACCTCGGGGGCAGCTTCCGCAGGTACAGCCCATACCCATTCGGTAACTGTTCCTGCGCTTACAGTGGTGGCAAAGGCGGGGGCTGGTACCCTAAAGCATCCACATAAAACTGCAGCGAATACCACTAAAAAGTGGAATGACGCAACAGACGCGACAGCTACAGAAGAGCATACTCTTCACAGATTACTCCCTAAAAAGGGACAAAAAGTCTGGGTGATGTTTGTTGCGGGATTAGTAAACGAGCCAGTATGGGTAGGAGTACAGGAGCCTAAATGAAAGCAATCTCATTTCCGTTTACTCTCGATCCTTTTGGTGTCGTAGAGACTACAAGCAGTCAAACTAAAATATATCAAGATAGGGTTTTAACCCTTCTGTCTACTGCAGTCGGAGAACGCCCAATGAGGCCTACTTACGGGACTGATGTAGCCCGAGCTATGTTTGAGAATCAAAATGATGCCAAGAAAGCTATTGACCAAGCTATTCGTTCTGCAATAGATACTTGGATACCAGAAGTTGAAGTGGACGCTGTAAATGTTAACACTTTTGACGATTCTGGAAAAGTCGGCGT